GCAGCAATCCAAGGTGGTGTATTAGGTGGGGATGTGACAGATGTATTATTATTGGACGTAACACCACTATCTTTGGGTATTGAAACTATGGGTGGTGTGTTTACAAAACTAATAAGTGCAAACACAACAATCCCAACAAAAAAATCTGAAGTATTTTCAACCGCAGTCGACAACCAACCTTCCGTAGAAATTCATGTCTTACAAGGAGAAAGGACTATGGCTAAAGACAATAAAACTATTGGAAAGTTCCATTTAGACGGATTACCTCCATCAAGAAGAGGTGTTCCTCAAATTGAAGTTACTTTTGACATTGATGCTAATGGTATTATAAATGTATCGGCATTAGATAAAGCAACCAATAAAACTCAATCAATTAGAATTGAGTCTTCATCAGGATTATCCAAAGAAGAAATTGAAAAAATGAAAATGGATGCAGAACAAAATGCCGAAATTGACAAAAAATTAAAAGAGGATGCTGACACATTAAATTCGGCCGATTCTATGATTTTTCAAGTTTCAAAGTCTTTGGAAGATTTAAAAGATAAAATTTCAGATGAAGATAAAGAAAATATCACTTCTAAAATTGAAAATCTAAAAACTGCATATAACGAAAAAAATATTGAAAATATTAAATCGTTAATGGATGAGGTAAATAACGAGTTTCAAAAAATAAGTCAAAATTTGTATAACCAAGCTTCAGAAAGTTCTGATAATGAAGAAGAAGTTACAAATGTAGATTTTGAAGAGGTAAAATAATCTCCCAAGATTGTAAATTTTAAATCCACCTTCGGGTGGATTTTTTATTTGTGTGTTTACTACTTTTATAATTTTTACTATTTTTTTGAAAAAAATATTAACATGGCAATAACTAGAACAGACATAGAAGGAAACAAAATTATTTGTGAAATAACATCTTCTAATTTAAAAAGAAGTGAGTATGATATTGAAAATAAAACATTAAAAATCACTTTTAACAACGAAATGTTATATGAATATGAAGAAGTTCCACATTCAATATATTCTCAATTTAGATTATCAGATTCCCAAGGGAAATATTTCAATCAAAACATAGCAAAAAAATTCAAATACAAAAAACTTTGAAAATCATATTGATAATGTATTTATTAATATGAAGGAATTTAAAAAAGTTATAAATAGCTTTTATTTACAAGACAAACTTAATCCTGAAGTTTGGGAATTACCCAATGAAAAATATATGGGTGACAAAGACGCCCAATTCTATAAATTAAAACCTGAAATTAGAAAAAAACTTTTACAAGTTGCTGACGTTTTTTTAAAAACAATTGACCAAGACATTTTTATTCAAGACATTATACTGATTGGTTCTTTAACTGGTTATAATTGGTCTGAGTTTTCTGATTTTGACGTTCATTTATTATATGATTTTAATGAAGCTGGTGAAAATAAAGAATTATATGAAGAACTTTTTCACCTAAAAAAAACATTGTTTAACGCATCTCATGACATTAGAATTAAAGGTTATGAAGTTGAAGTTTTTATTCAAGACTCTAACGAAAAAGAGAAAAGTATGGGGTCTTATTCTTTGGTTTCTGATACATGGATTAGAAAACCTGAAAAAGAAAATTTTGAAGTTGATGAGAAAAAGATTAAAGAAAAGGCACAACAATGGATGGATATAATAGATGGTGTTTTAGAAAATGCAGAAGATGAAGATTTAAAAGACGCAATTGACCTTGTTAAGAAATATAAAGAAAAGTTAAGAAAATACAGAACTTGTGGATTAACAAAAGAAGGGGAGTATTCATATGAAAATTTGGTGTTTAAGTTTTTAAGAAGAACGGGTTATATAAAAAAACTTGAAGACTTCAAAAACAAGATTACTGATAAAAAATTATCATTAGAAAACTTAAATATTGAATAATTAGTCAATTTATCTATTAACAATATATTTATTATTGAGTTAAACTATCCTTTTGGATATTTATATTAAAAATAACATATTAAGAAAAACACAAAATGGCAGATTTGAAACCACTTGGAAGTGAAAAATTAGAAGGTATGGACAAAATTAGACGTATCTTAGAAATTGCACATTATAATGAAAAACCAAAATCACAACTTAACGAAAACGAAACTTTGAACTATACCATTCAATTAGCCGATGGTTACACTTACGGTATTGTTAAAGAAAAGTTAGGTTATATAATTAAAAAAGGAATTAATGAATCTGTTTTAGATTATTCAGACCCAATTAGACAAAGAAAATATTTTGATTCGTATTCTCAGGCGATGAAAAAGTTGAATCTTCACGCTAAAGAATTAAATCGTATTCATGAGAATGACGAGGAGATTCCTTTAATTGGCGAGCAAACCGCTTCAAAAAAAAAATTCGTTTTAAAAACACCTAAACCCGCAACGGAACCAACTCCTGACGAAGCGCCAGCACCTGCACCTGCACCTGCACCTGCACCTGCACCGCCAGCACCTGAATCGTCACCTGCTCCTGCTCCTGCTCCTGAAGAAACTCCTGCACCACCAGCACCTGAAGAAGGTGGTGAGCCAATGGGTGATGAAATGATGGGTGGAGAACCTATGGGTGGTGAGCCAATGGGAGATGAAATGATGGGTGGAGCTCCTATGGGTGGTGAGCCAATGGGAGATGAAATGATGGGAGGAGAACCAATGGGTGGTGAGCCTATGGGAGGAGAACCAATGGGAGGAGAACCTGAAGAAGGCGGAGGTTTCAAAACTATTCAAAGACTTACAGGTAAATTATCACAAAAATTAAGAGCATATAATAATCAAGATGAAGACGGATTGGATTCACAGGATATTAAATATGTTATAAACATGGTTTTATCAGCTTTAGATTTAGAAAAGTTGGACGAGGATGATAAAGAAGACATTTTATCTAAATTTGAAGAAATTGATATGTACGGTGATGAAGGACCTGAAAGTTTAGATTTTAGTGGTGAAGAAGATGTCAATTTTGGTGGTGATGAGTTTGGAGGTGAGGAATTTGGAGCAGAACCAATGGGTGGAGCTCCTATGGGTGGTGAAGAACCAATGCCGCAAGAGCCAACAGAAAATGTTTTTGGAGAATCAAGAGTTGAAAATGTTTTGAAAAAATATTTTGTAGTAACAAAAGAAGAGGCTCCAATTTTAGAAGAAAAAAAACAAAAAGATTATATTAAAAACAAATTAACACAGATAAAAGTAAAACAAGAGTTACAAAATTTATCAGAAACAAGTCGTCAGTTGGAAAGAGCGAATAGACTTTTATCTGAAGGAGCACAATTTGTAGGTAAAACAAATTTAGATAATTTAATTTTTAATAAAAAAGGTAAACAAATTAAAATAGACACAAGAGGAAATATTATATGAATTTAATTTATATAAATGAGTTAGGACCAAACTTTAGAGGAGACAATATCTATGAATTTATTTTTTCAGACGTTGATGACTCGTATGGTGAAGATTGGGATATTGAACCGGCAGCTGGCCGACCACAACCACCAAAAATTGAATTTATCAAAAAAGTTGGTATTTTAAAAAACTCAGACATAGAATTAGAATTAGTTCAAAATTCAGACTTTTTTTGTGTTTATGATGCTGTTGATGGCGTTATTTCATTAGGATGGGAAAAATCGGATTCAGATGAAATAATTGTATATAAAAAGAAACGATTAGTTTTTCAATACGGAGAAAGTATTGAAAATGTTGAAAGTAAACTATACGAAAGAGATGTCGTATTAAATTGGGAAAAAAATTTGATGCTAAATGAAACACATGAATTATAAACTTCAAAAATTACTTCATGAAGGGTTTTCTATTAAAACATTAGAAAATCTATCAGAAAAACAATTATCTTCTTTATACCGTAGAATTATGGAGCAAGAAGGGACACTTAATGTTAAAAAAGGTTCTTCTGAAGAGGCTAAGGCCAAATCTGCAGGTAAATCATTTGTTACTTATGAAGAAGAACTTGAAGAAGATGACTTCGCATTAAATAGAATGGCAAAAAACGACCCATATGAAACGGGTGATAATTATTCTGGACCTGGTTCAGATGATGGATTTGGTGATGAATATGACGGAATGTCGATTGAGGGGGAACTTGAAGAAAAGGCGGTTTCTAGACAACAACAAAAAATTATGGGGTTGGCTCTTTCTGTTAAAAAAGGAGATACTCCAAAATCCAAGGTTTCTAAAAAAGTTCAAAATATGGCAAAAGAAATGTCTAAAAAAGAATTAGAAGATTTTGCATCCACAAAACACAAAGGTCTACCAAAAAGAGTTGAAGAGGATGATGTAAAAAAATTAGAAGAAAGTATTTTATCAATAGTACAAAAACATATACCAACTCACTTTACAAAAGGAGAACTTTTAAGAAATTTTAGAAGTAGAATTTAAAAATGAATGTCGCTTTCAAAAGAACAAATATTATTAGAATATGCTAAATGTGTAAATGACACACCTTACGCACTAAAAACATATTTGCAAACTTACGACAACACACAATCAAAATACGTACCACTAGAACTATTTAATGACCAAGTCACTTTGGTAAAAGATTACGATACTGCTGAAGAAAATATAGCACTTAAATATCGTCAAGCGGGTGTATCAACCGTAACATCTGCTTGGGCGTCTAAAAGATTGGTTTTTGCTAAAAAATCAAAACCAGAAAAAATCCTAATTATTGCAAACAAATTGGATACTGCCGTTGAAATGGCAAATAAAGTAAGGTCTTTTGTTGAACAATGGCCTTCTTGGTTAGGTGTAGGATTTTCATCTGAAAAAAATGCGGCAAGACACTTTAAATTAAGTAATGGTTGTGAAGTAAAAGCCGTTGCAACTTCAAAAGATGCACTTCGTGGGTATACACCAACTATTCTTATTTTTGATGAGGCGGCATACATTGATGCTGATGAAGATTTTTGGTCAGCGTGTATGGCATCCCTTTCAACAGGGGGTAAAGTAATTGTTATTTCAACACCCAACGGGTTTGACCCAATTTACTACTCAATTTATGCTCAGGCGATAAAAGGAATGAATGACTTCAAAATTACTGAGATGTTTTGGTTTAGAGACCCTAGATATTCCAAAGACTTAAAACTAATCAAGTGTGATGATATAATACATTACATGTTAAATAGAACTGACTATAAGGATGATGAAATAACTATCGATTATTCAAATATAAAAGTATCGGATAGAGACTTTGAAGATATTAAACAAAAAATTGAAAAAGGATATAAGGCATATTCATCGTGGTTTGAAGCGATGTCAAAAAAATTGAAATTTGATAAACGTAAAATATCACAAGAGTTAGAATGTAACTTTTTAGGGTCAGGGGATAATGTTATTCCTGCTGAAACTATGAAAAAAATAAAAGAAAACCATATTAGAGAACCTGAAAACAAATTTATGGGTGGTGTTCTTTGGCAATGGAAAGAACCGATTGTTGGTCATAGATATATTATGGGAATGGACGTTTCGAGAGGGGACAGTGAAGATTTTACAACTTTTATTATAATAGATTTTGATGAAAGAGAACAAGTCTTAGAATATATCGCAAAAGTTCCACCTGATATTGTAGCGGAAATTGCATATAAATGGGCGATAATGTATAACGCATTTATTGTAACCGACATTACAGGTGGTATGGGGGTTGCAACTTCTAGAAAACTTCAAGAACTTGGATATAAAAATTTGTATGTTGATGGTGTTAATCCTGCAGACAAATGGAAATGGGACCCGAAACAAGAAGATAAAATACCGGGGATAAATTTTAACTCAAAAAGAGTTTTAATTGTCCAAGCGTTCGAAGAAGCGTTAAGGTTTGGGTTCGCGGTTAGGTCCCAAAGACTTTTTAATGAACTTAATACTTTTGTTTATGTAAACGGAAGACCTGACCACCAAAAAGGTCAACACGACGATTTAATTATGGCAATGGCTATGGCTATTTATGTTGGGGAGTCATCTTTTTCTAAATTAGAAAAGGCAACAGAACAAGCAAAAGCGATGATTGAATCTTGGACAACAGACAAAACTATGTTTAAAGATTCGTCACAAAATTTTAATCCATCAATTCCGGTTCAAAATGATATGTATAGTAATAGAACATATACTGGACCAACTAAAAGTGACTATGAAAATTATTCTTGGTTATTTGGAGGAAGAAGAGTTTAGAATATTATAAAATGAACTATTTTAAAAAATAAAATGGCAGAAGAAAAATATACAGTTTGGCAAAGATTAGGTAGAGTTTTTGGACCTAATTCAACAATTGACCAACAATCACCCGTTTTTAAATTCGATAAAAAAGAATTATTAAAAACACCAAACAAACAAGAATTTGAAAAAGAAAAACTACAAGCTCAACAGACCATGTATATTGGTCAGCAATGGCAAAAAGTAGAAAGTAATCTTTATCAACAGGCGGTTTATTATGAACCAACAAGAATGGCATCATATTATGATTATGAATCCATGGAATATACCCCCGAAATTTCAGCAGCATTAGACATTTATGCTGAAGAGTCGACAACACCTGATAAAGACGGGCACATTTTACAAATTTATTCTGAATCAAAAAGAATTAAATCAGTTTTGACCGATTTATTTAATAACAAATTGGATATTAATACAAACTTACCAATGTGGATTAGAAACACTTGTAAGTTTGGTGATAATTTTGTTTATTTAAAATTAGACCCCGAAAGAGGAGTTGTAGGTTGTCAACAATTACCTAATATCCAAATAGAAAGATTAGAAAAAGGAATGAAATTCCAACCTGAAAAATATTCAGCAGAAATTGAAAATGACGCTCTTAAATTCACATGGAAAGAAAAAAACATGGAATTTAACACATGGGAGATAGGTCACTTTAGAATATTAGGTGATGATAGAAAATTACCATATGGTACATCAATGTTAGAAAAGGCTCGTCGTATTTGGAAACAATTACTTTTATCTGAAGATGCGATGTTAATTTACCGAGTGTCAAGAGCACCTGAAAGACGGGTGTTTAAAGTATTTGTGGGTAATATGGATGACAAAGATGTGGATGCTTACGTACAAAGAGTTGCTAATAAATTCAAAAGAGACCAAATTGTAGACCAAAAAACAGGAAATGTTGACATGAGATTTAATCAAATGGCAGTAGACCAAGATTATTTTATCCCTGTTAGAGACCCAGCAGCAACTAATCCTATTGAAACATTAGATGGGGCTAAAAACTTAGCGGAAATTGCTGATATTGAATATATCCAAAAGAAACTTGTTACGGCATTAAGAATACCTAAAGCGTATTTAGGATTTGAAGAGGCTGTTGGTGATGGTAAAAATTTATCACTATTAGATATTAGATTTGCTAGAACAATCAATAGGATTCAAAAATCTATGATTGCAGAATTAAATAAAATCGCAATCATTCATTTGTTTCTATTAGGGTTCGAAGATGAATTAACCAATTTTACACTTGGATTAACCAACCCATCTAAACAATCTGATTTATTAGGTATAGAATTATGGAAAGAAAAAATAACATTATTTAAAGATGCGGTTGCGCCAATTCAAGATAGTGTTGCCCCTGTATCGGCATCATGGGCCAAAAAACATATTCTTGGATTTTCTGATGATGAAATTAGACTTGATTTACAACAA